CAGCTCGGACATACCTTCAGCAAATGCTCGTGGGATGTCGTCGAACTCACAGGCTCCGAGATTGACATGTTGTAACAGGCACGTTCCTCGTGAGGGCAGATATACTTCGAGACAGACGTTACCTCTGATTCGTTTTCCTTCATTGTCATACTTTACTTTGTTGAGCCAGATGTCACCGGAACGGATTCCGTGAAGGAGTTGATCTTTGAATTTACACTCTCGCCACCATTCTTCAGTAATGTTGACGCAGCGTTTAACCCAAGGAAGTTCCGAACGTGGGGTAGTGATAAAATTGAGACAGTCAGGATGGCTGAGGTCGAGATGGCAAACAATAGCGCCATTCTTGTAGACCCCACCCCGTCGTAGGATTTCATTTAGAGTGCTGTAGATTTTTGCAAAAGATACCGGACCACTAGCAGTAACACCAGACGGACGCTCATGCCCTTGTGGATCCAGTTTGGACAGGTGGACAGCACAGCCTGCACCATAGCGCAAGGCGTGGGAGGCAAAGCGCCAAGATGCTTCGATGCCTTCGGGGCCTTCCATCTCATTTTCAACTACAAACACGGTGCAGCTGACTGGGAGGCGTGAGGTTGGGTCGTCGATCCAAGATTGGACACGACCAGTGCGAGAGATATAGTTGGACATTTTAGATAAGGTCGCCAAGGTGGGGAGGTTTGTAGTTTGGTCCCTTCAGTACTTTACCATCAGCACGAAGGACTGGTTGCCCATTGTCGTCCAGTTTGGACATGTTGGATTTGTGGACTCGATCTAGGGCTTCATCGAGGTTCCATCCTTCGTTTGCTGCATACTGGTAGCAGACATATACAAGGTCCGCAAGCTCTTTAAGGACATGATCCATTGGCTCACGATGGTATGCTTCATGAAACTCAGACCATTCTTCATCGATCAAAGATTTCTGTTTCTTGCGATGGATCGCCCCACTCGGGACGCTGAAGGCGGAGCGGAACTCGTTGGCTTGTTGTAGTAGTGTGGGATAGCTCATTTTCAAGATAGTGGATTGCTTTTTTTAGATCTTGTTCCGCACTATCTTTGTGACCAGCACGGCAAATGTATTTAACGGCATTACCCAGGTGATAGTTTAATCCTTGGTCTCGGATGAAATCCCAAACTTCGATGGATCCACGGGTGTAATAAGACGGGGAGTCGGCCAATTTTTTACTAGGTTAGATACGTTGTTGCAGAGACAGAAGTTCTGTCGTTGTAGCGCCAGGAAGAGTGTGATAATGTCTTCCTTTCTTGTGTCAGGCTTTTCCAGCGCGTCCTTTATCTGACGCACCTTTAGATCCTGCTCCATTGTCAACTCTGTAATCACTGGAGGGGGACCAGAGAATTGGTTGCTTGTCGATGAAGTCATAGTCAGTGCATTGAAGAATCTTTGCAAGTCTTGCGTTCTCAAGCGCGACTTCTTCTGAAAGATCCTTGTCAGCGAAAGCTTCGACAACAGTCTTCCAAGAATACCCCTTTTCTTCAAAGAGGGTGATTGCACGCTTAACACCAATACCGGGACATCCGGCGTAACCATCAGTTTGATCTCCTGCTAATGTTTGAATAAGATGCCAGCGTGCTCCCTCGTCGGGTTCCACATTCATCAATTCTGACATGTCGAATAACTTGCCAGGTATCTGGCGCATATCCTTATCAGGGGAACAAAGAACGTTACCGGGGTTAGCTGTGGCATAAATACCTAAGGCATCATCAGCCTCAAGTTCGGGCATTTCAATAACCTCATACTCAGTCTTGAGTTGGTTAATGACCCGTTTGTATCCGCAAGGTTTCTTACGGTTGCGGTGCCCTTTGTATGCGGGCTGGATGGATTTACGAAAGTTTACACTGTCGCTAAAAAACAGAACTACTTCGGGAACGTCCCATAAAAAATGTTTGGTAAGTTTTTGGATGTCACGCTTAACAGCAGCGTAAGCTTCACTAAATTTACTTGTGACAAGAATTACATCATCACCCCAATCAACTTCTGTTTCGGCAGCGGCACAGCATTTGTAAACGACGAAATCGGCGTCTACAAGTAGCTTCACTTACCTTGACCTCTGTATTTCTTTTTGCCAGGTTTGGTCTTACTATTTTTCCCCATACCTTGCGAGGTCTTCTTGGACTTGAATGGGACATGGGTTTTTTGACCCATCAGGGTTTTGCTTCTCATTAGTGGGTTTCACTCCAGTTTTTTCCGGTGGTTGCTTCAGCGTCAATTTCGACGCGGAGTTTGTAGTATTCTCCAGCTTCTTTAGCTGAATATACCAAGGATGAACAAAGGTCTTGTGCGTGCACTGGGGCACACTCGAATTGTAACTCGTCATGTACAAAGGCTAGCTGGCTACAGCATAAGTTTAGTTGTTTTAGGTTGTGTTGATTGATGACCATCCATCGCTTAGCCAGTATAGCACTGTTGCCCTGGAGGCAGTAGTTCAACGCTTTATGCGGTGAATCCACGATAATTTTTCTGCCATCGAGAGCTTTGATAAATCCACGCTCTGAAGCTTTCTTAATTGCCTCCAAGAGTTTATCGAGTCCATCAATTGCCTCAACGTAGGCGGTACGAATCTCTTTGCCTTTCTTTTTGGCTGCACTTGACGATAATTGTTTGTCATAAGAGTGTCCAATTTTTTCGTCACCTGCACCATACAGAAAAGCATACGTGACGGTCTTGACTAATTTTCTAGAAATGCCAATCTTGTCTGCATTTACTTGGTGGATGTCTCCATTGAGGAGGATGTCGGCGTACCTGCCTCCGTCATACCTGGCAAGAAAATGACTAAGCATCCGCAACTCAATCCCAGCAAGATCAGCGCCGACCATAACTTGACCGGGACTTGGTTGGAAAAGTTCTCTAAACCTTGAATCGCTTGGGACTTGTGCGAGATTGGGGTGGCGGTGTGCACATCTAAACGTTGACGTTGCGACTGAGCAGTGGTGGTGTATCCTCTGTTCATTCGTAACAAGCTTCAGCCAAGCGTTCGTGCCTTGCGAGAGGAGACCAAGCATTTTGGTTACCGTCAAACATCTCAGCAACATTGTAGAAATCTCGGATCCTATCTCTTTCAGAATAGGCTCGTCGATAATAGGCTTCCCAGTTGCAGTCAGCTGGCTTGGTTTCCATCCATAGAAGGTCGTAAGAATCCATGCGATATGATCTCGTGATGTAGGGTTAAACTCTTTTAGTCGTGTGAATGTTGCGCCAAGTACATAGCCTTGTGTTTTGTTATTTCTTTTAGGAGTTTTTTCCTCGCCTTTGACGAAAGGGTGCCTTTTTCGTAATACTTCATGAGTCTCTTCCAGTTCTTTTTGGAGAGCCTGTGTAAGCTGCCATGCAGCTCTCTCATTAAAATACCATCCATGATTCTCCTGTCGTTGTAGGATAAAGGCTGCTTCTTGTTCTAGCGCAACCCAGCTAGGTATGGGCGGAAGTGCTCGCATAGTTTGGTGGTAACTTTAACATCTTGTACGCAGTAGTCCTGCATCTCTTTCGACCAACATTGCCAATCGCTTGACTTACCGAACTCACCTTTGTTCTCACCAAGACGATACCCATAAGCTTCTAGGCTATGTGATCCGTACAGCTTGAGTGGCATACCCTCCCAAGTCTTTTTCTTATCCAGATCCATCAGGTCCGGGTGATAAAGACGGCTAAGCAGAAGAGTATCCAGGCAATCACCAACACGTCTAAACCATGGATAAAGTTTATTGATGACGCTAAGATCATAATTAATAATGTTATGACCAGCAATGAGATCTGCATCTTCAAGGAACTGGACACCACGAACAATCGGGTCCGCTGCGGGTTTGTCAGTAGCGCTGTCAAACGCCTGATCATTGAAGACCATTGTCTGCTCAGTGTCCGTATCATGGATAACAAGACAGTGGATTTGGGTAACATCACGTAGAAGTCCGTCCGTTTCAATGTCAAAGATTAGCATCAGCGACCGTTCCAACGGTATGTTTTGTCTACAAATTTAGCACGCTCTACCATCTCTGGCGTCGGCTCATTGGGTCCAATTGCCCAACCTACCCCCTCATAAAAGGCAGCATTAGAAGTCTGTGGTGGGGTCAAATTCTGATTCTGTTTCAGTTTCATTGAATTTACAGGTAGAAAGGTCATAACTTAGTCGGCAAGAAACGCCTGTTTCGCCAGAGTAGCGGTTTTTGAGAACTCTAACAGTTGTATCAGAGTGTTTAGATCCACCCTGCTGATCTCTTTCGAGTCCAATAACTGCATCGCTAAGTTGAGCGATCGCCGCACTTCCTCTAAGCTGGCCGAGTGTAACACGCGCCCCCTCTTCATGGTTTTGATCTCCTGATGTACGTTTGAGGTGAGACACAAGGAACAATGCAATACCTGTTCGTTCAACAAGAGAACGTAGGCGTGTCATTGTAGTGTCAATCATGCGCCGCTCATCACCATCTAATCCACTGAGGAGAATGGAGAGGTGATCGAGGAAGATGACTTTCGTGTCAAGCCCGGCTGCAAGGTATTCGATTCGGTTGTAAATAATGTCAGGGTCAAAGCTGCCAAAGCCGTCAAACAAATACAAGTCCCACTTTGCGAGAGTATCCTCGTAAGCTTCGGTGAGTGTTTTTCTGTCATGCTCTCCAAGGTGTAATGATTTACCAACGTGGGCAGACATCAGCCCTAAAGCTGTACGACGGTTGGATTCTTCCAGCGCCAAGTAACCGACCCGTTCTCCTTTTGAAAGAAGGTGAGTTGCAAGTTCACGACAGAATGAGGATTTACCGATGCCAGATCCTGCAGTGATTGTGACAAGCTCTCCATACCTGATCCCGTGAAGCTTTGATTGTAATCCTTGAAATGGGTAGTCATGGTCAGCAGCTGGTGATGGTGTAGTGACAAGCTCTAAGAGGGATTTGCCGTCAACGATGCCGTCTGGACGGTAAGGTTTTGCGTCCCATATAGCGCGACAAACCGCTTCAGAGTCATGGGCAGAGATGGCGTCTGACGCATCTTTATAGTCGCCCAATAAGTTAGCGATCTTGACCTTTCCAGGTGGTAGGACGCTAGCCGACTCCTCCGCCGCTTTACGGCCAGCTTCGTCATTGTCGAAGAACAGGACAATCTCTTCATAGCCCTGTAACCATTGTAGGTTCTTCTGGATGGCTTTCCGTGCACCTGCTGCACCGGATGGGAGTGATACCATCGGCCAACCTGGCATCGCCTCCTGACCGCTTGCCGCGTCAAGCTCTCCCTCGTAAATGACCACCCTTTTGCCACTGGTAGGAAAAAGGTGTTGACCAAAGAAAGTTCCAGGGGAATCGCCTTCATAGCTGAATTGTTTGTCTTTGGTTTTAGTTTTGGCGCCAACTACGACACCAGAGTCGTCATGATAATAAAAGCGTAGCTTGTTACCATCACGGTAGATTTTATACTTCTCGCATACCTTTTGTGAAAGGTTGCGTTTATGCAGCCGTTCGGCTGAACCTAGTATTTGCACACGTTTGGTTTGATGAATGTGTAAAGAAGGTTCACCATCACCGTGTGTGTAGTGATGGCAAACGAAACAATAAGTGTGCCCATCAGAGTAGACACTGCTGGCATCAGATGATCCGCAGTTGTCACATGACTCATGCCTGATAAATTCAGAGGAGCCATTTAAGTGGGATGTTGTGGAAGGATGTCCACGGTATGTCATGGCGTTCACACCATTTAGCGTATGTAGTTTTAGACTTCTTGCTGATTGTATTGAAAGGAGCTTGGAATACCATACGAAGATCGATGTCAGGGTTCAGCGTCTTAACCGCCTTAATCTTTCTCCGATCATCAGAATCCCAGTAACCTTTGCATTCAAGCACAACACCATTGGGTAGAATAAAATCAGGAGTGTAAACGTGCTCAATAACGTAAGGAACTTTGGTGGTTTCGTACTCATACTTAACTCCAAGCTCGACAAGTAAATCAGCAACCTTCTCCTCAAGCTTGGAGCGGAATGCCATTAGTCGTCAATCCCTTTCTCAATGATCTCCTCCACAATCTCGCTGATTGCACGACGCATCTCATATTTGAAATCGTTGCGATCAGCTTTGTAGCGAGTAGCAGTAAGTTCAGGAAGGTTGACAGTCAGTGTTCCCTTGTACAGCCCGGTGGCTGCATCTTTCTCAACGTTGAAGTCTACCATCAGAAGTCATCCTCATCAACGTTTGCAGTCACGTTAGGCTCACCAGCCTTGAATCCTTCAGTCTTGCCAAACAATGCAGCAACGTCATCAGCATTCATGTCGCCGGTATCTACACCAGCTCCTGCATTGAGAGACACCAGTTGTACACCAACCAGTTTAAGGCTTGTTCCATACGTGACACCATCACGGAGGATGTATGGTTTCTGATAGAACGCAAGCTTAACCCGGCTACCAGCATACATGGGCGTATCTTCGTCCGTGATATGTGTGCCTTCGGTGTCAACAACGGGAGGTCGGGTTTCTTCATTCCAAGAGAACTTGACTTTGTATTGCCCTGCAGACACCTCTTCCCAAGGTTCAGGCTTGAGGGTAGAGCGCTTAGGGTTCTTCAATTTGCTTTGTGCCCATTGCAGTGACTCTTCACGGTCAGCTTCAAGAGCATCAATCATTTCCTCACCAACCAGGGCGGCGAGAGAGTAACCGAACTTGCTCGGTTTCAGTACAGCTTGGTAACCTTCGAGGGTAACAGGCTGTTCAGTTTTGTGGATAGTACGTGCCATTAACAAAAAAAGTAGGTGGATTCAATCACGGATTCCGGTTCAAGGTCTCCAATGATCGGTGGTTCAGTCTCCGCTCCTATTTGGTGAGCGAAGTCTCGCAAGTAATCATGCTCCGCGAAGAGGTGCATATATGTTTCTCGTACGATTGTACTGAG